ACGAGGGCGATGAACCGTCCGGAGGTGGAGACACATGAGCACGACGACGACGGCGAGGCGCCGCGGGATCCAGCGGGCGGAGGTCCCCCCGCGGGAGGACGTGCTGCGGATGGCACCGTTCGCAGTCCGGGCCGCCGGCGAGGTGGACGGCGAGGAGGACGACGGCCTGACCCTCGATGGGTTCGCCGCCGTGTTCAACCGCGAAACGATCATTGACTCGTGGGAGGGCCGCTTCAAGGAGAAGTGCTCCCCCGGGTCGATGAAGAAGTCGTTCCGGGAGAACCCCCCGCGGATCCAGTTCGACCACGGCAGGCACCCGCTGATCGGGTCGATCCCGATCGCCGCGGTGCGGTCCATCGCCGAGGAGACCCACCCCGAGCTCGCGCCCGACGGCGGGGCGCACGTCATCGGCCGGCTGCACGACAACTGGCTCATCGAGCCCGTCCGGGACGCCATCGCCTCCGGGTCCGTCGACGGGATGTCCTTCCGGTTCAGCGTCGTCCGCCAGAAGTGGTACGGACCCGACGGCAAGGAGATCCGCGACGAGGACGAGGTCCGCCGGGAGCTGTACCGCAGCTGGTACGAGGACGTACCCGACGACGAGCTGCTGCTCCGCGACCTCAAGGAAGTCAAGGTCCCCGAGCTCGGGCCCGTGGTGTGGCCCGCCTACGACGAGACCTCGGTCGGGGTCCGCTCGACCGTCATCGACCTGGGTCGCCTCGGTGACCCGGACACCCGAAAGACCCTCGCCCGCGCCGTGCTGCTGGCGGACGCGGCCGAGCAGTCCCCACCCGAGGCACCGCCGCAGACCACCGAGGACGCACGTGAGGTCCCGGCCGGCGAGCACGGCGACGAGGGCGAGGACATCCAGCAGGACGAGCCGCAGACCACCGAGAGGGACGCCACGCCCCCTCCGGCCGGCACGCACTCGGTCTACGTGGGCAGCAGCGGGCTGACGCCCGACTGGTTCCTGCCCGGCTGATCCACCTGACCGATACCCCCTCGCCTCGCGTGGCGCTGGGGGCACCTGGCATGCCTGAAAGGGGTAGTGGTGATGGGCACCACACTGGAGGACCCGCGTTTCCTCGAGGAGCGCGAGGAGAGGATCCGGGAGATCGACTCCCGGATCGCCGAGTTGGACGCCGAGTTCACCGGCACCACGTTCAGCGCCGAGGCCCGCGAGGAGTGGAACTCCCTCAACGCGGAGCGGGACGAGCACGCCACCGCGGTTCGGGAGATGCGCGCCCGCCGCGACCGGCTCGCCGCGATCTCGGCGAACCCCGCGGCCACGGAGCGCACCGAGCCCGCCGGCCCGGCGTTCGTCAAGCAGCGGGGCACCGACATCTACGACGTCCACCGCATCCGCTCCGCGAGCAGCTCCGAGGAGGAGTTCGCGGACAACCTGAGGGACAACGCGCGCAGGGCCATCGAGCGGGCCAAGTTCCCCGCCTACCGGGGCCAGTCCCGCGAGAAGATCGCCGCGCACGTCGAGGACCTGCTGACCCGCTGCGACGGCAAGGACGCGTGGCTGGCCCGGCGGATCCTCATCACCGGAAACCCGGTCTACGACCGGGCGTTCGGCAAGGCCCTGATGGTCGGGGCGCACGCGTGGACGTCGGAGGAGCAGCGCGCGATGGCGCTGTCCCCCGACACCGCCGGTGGGTTCGCCGTCCCGTTCCAGCTGGACCCGACCGTGATCCTCACCTCGGACGGGTCGCTGTCGCCGCTGCGGCAGATCTCCCGGGTCGAGCAGATCACGACCCGCACGTGGCAGGGCATCACGTCCTCGGGCGTGACGGTGTCCAGGTCCGGTGAGGCCGACGAGGCCGGGGACAACTCGTTCGCGATCGCCCAGCCGGAGGTGACCCCGACCAGGGTCATCGCCAACGTCGAGTTCAGCATCGAGGCCGACCAGGACTGGCCGCAGCTGCGCTCGGAGATCTCCCGGCTGCTCATGGACGCCAAGGAACGCGAGGAGGACTCCTCGTTCGTGATGGGCGACGGGGAGGGCAACAACCCCGGCGGTGTCGTGGCGACTCTCGCCAACACCTCCGAGGTGCCCATGGCCGCCGCCGGCACCCTCGACGTCGACGACCTGTACGACCTCGAGGCCGAACTGCCGGTCCGGTTCCGCTCCCGGGCCCGGTTCCTCGCCAACAAGAACACCTACAACAAGACCCGGGCCCTCTCCACCGGCTCGGACGGCGGGGACCTGTGGGTGCGGCTCGGTTCCGGCCAGCCGTCGGAACTGCTCGGCTACCCCGCGCACGAGGCGTCGGAGATGGAGTCCATCGGCGACGCCGACGGCCGGGTCCTGCTGTTCGGGGACTTCGGGGAGTTCCTGATCGTCGACCGGCTCGGGATGGTCGTCGAGCTCCAGCAGCACGTCCTCGGTGCGGGCAACCGCAGGTGGACCGGGCAGCGCGCGATCGTCGCGGTGTGGCGGAACACCTCGGAGATCCTCGTCCACAACGCCTTCCGGGTCCTGGTCGACCCGACCGAGAGCTGACCGAACCGATGACCCCGGGCTGGCCCCGCCTCCGTCGTGTGCGGTGGCGGGGCCGCCCCGGACGGGAGGACCCCATGGCAAGTCTGCTGATCGCCCGCACCACCGCCGTGATCAAGCTGGGTAGTCGGACGGTGCGGATCCGGCGGGGCGTGACCGTGGTCGCGGCCGACGACCCCGCGGTGAAGGGCCGAGAGCACCTGTTCCGGCCGCTGACCGTGACACCCCTGGCCGGCCCGGACCGGCCAGCCCGGCCGTCGAGGGCCCGGCGCCGGGCCGAGCAGGCGACCGCAGCGCCCGGTGAGACCCGGGCGACCGTGGACACCACACCCGACCCCGCCCCGGACCTGGGCGAGGACGAGCCCAGCGGCGACGAGGACGGGGACGAGGCCGGCGAGCCGACCGCCGACCAGCCCAGCGCTGACGCGGCCCCGGCGGAGCCCACCGCCCGCGAGGTCCGGGCCTGGGCCCGCGAGCAGGTCCCGCCCATCGAGGTACCGTCCCGCGGGAAGATCCCCGAGGACGTCGTGGCCGCCTACAAGCGGGAACACGGCGGAGCCTGGTAACCCGTGGCCCTCGGCGACCCCTACGGCACGGTCACGGAGCTCAAGACCCGGCTCCGGATCGGTGACACCGACGACGACGACGCCCTGACGCAGGCCCTCGCCGCGGCGTCGGGCGGTGCGGAGCTGTTCTGCGACCGGCAGTTCAACCGCGCCGCAACCGCGTCGGCCCGGTCCTTCCCCGCGCTGGGCGCCTCCCTGCTGCTCGTCGACGACTTCCACACCGTCACCGGCCTGGTCATCGACGGCACGGCGTACAGCAGCACGGTGCACCGGCTGGAGCCGAGGAACGGCATCGTCGGCGGTCAGCCCGGGTGGCCGTACTGGCGGGTACGGCTCGCGACGGGCATCTGGACCAGCGACGAGGTGGAGGTCACCGCGGTGTGGGGATGGGCCTCCGTCCCCACGGGAGTCACCGAGGCCGTCCTCCAGACCGCGATGGAGATCTTCAAGATGAAGGACGCGCCGTTCGGGATCCAGGGCGCCGCCGACCTCGGGCTGATCCGGATCCGGGACAACATGCGGGTGACGCAGATGCTGACCCCGTACCGGCGCCACGCCGCGGCGGTCGCGTGATGACCGGGCCGGAGTGCCTGGGCGAGGCCCGGGAGGCCGTCGAGATCCGGGACGGGGACACCCTGATCGTCCGGGTCGATCCCGCTGTCCCGACCCAGGCGGTCCAGGGGATGCAGGCCCTGCTGTCCGCGAACCTCCCCGACGGGGTGCGGGTCGTGGTCGTCGGCTGCGAGCAGCTGGCGGTCGTGAGAGGAGGCGACGACTGATGGCGTCCCTGCGCGTGGTACGCAAGGCCCTCGCGGCCCGGGTGCGCACCATCGAAGGACTGCGCGTCCGCGACCAGGTCCCCGGTGAGGTGTCCCCGCCCGCGGTCGTGATCGTCCCCGGTGTCGGGAAGGCACCGCCGATCGACTACGACAAGGCGTTCGCCGGCGGCTCGCACGCCATGAACTTCGCCGTCAAGATCCTCGTCGGGGCAGCGCACGACCTGTCGGCGCAGGACGCGCTGGACGCCTACCTCGACCCCGACGGCGCCCGGTCGGTGAAGGCAGCGATCGAGGCCGACATGGCCGAGCTTGTCCACGACGGGGACGTCGTCGCCGACTACGCCCAGGTCCGGGCGTGCACCCACTACGGGTTCATCGACTGGGCCGGGGTCACCTACCTGGGCGCCGAGATGCATTGTGAGGTCCTGGCCAGATGATCAGAGCGACTGTCGTCGGCGACTGGCGACGCAAGCACCGAGCCGAGGGCATGGTCGAGCGCGGAGCATGCGTCCAGCTCCGCGAGCTCGCCGCCGCTGTCCCGGCTGGCCTGGCCGTGGTCGAGCTGGGCGCGTTCCGGGGAAGGTCGACCGGGTGGCTGCTGCTCGGCGCCCAGGACGGTCACGGGGCGCACGTCACCAGCGTCGACCCGTGGGAGTCCCGCACCGACGACTACTCGTGTCACTCCCCCAGGTACACGAACTCGTGGGACGCGTTCCAGGACCACCTCCGCCGGATCGGGGCGACCCCGGCCGAGCACACCGCGGTGAAGGCGACCGCAGTGCAGGCCGCCGAGGAATGGTCCGGGCCCCAGGTCGGCCTGCTCTACCACGACGCCGAGCACACCGCGGACGCGGTCGCCCAGGACCTCGAGGCGTGGCTGCCGCACCTGTCCTCGGCCGCGGTCGTCGCGCTGCACGACGCGTGCGACCCGCGGATGGACGTCGTGGCCGGAGCGGAACGCGTCCTCGGCGGGGACGGGTGGGACTGGGCCGGGCGCGAACTGCTGCCATGGCGCCGGCGCCCGAACCGGCGGGGCCTGCTCATCGTGCGCCGCAACGGCAGGCCCGCATGATCTGTTTCGCGTCGAACGCCACTGGGTGGGACGTCGACACCCAGGCCCTGGTGCCCGGCGGGCAGGTCGACCGCCTCATCACCCCCATCACCGACCATCTACCGCGCGGGTCGTGGACCGTCGCCAGGCAACCCCTCGCCGGGGCGATCAACGTCTACCTGTCGAACCGGGAACGGTACCTGGCTGGATCCCGGCGCTTCGACCGGTTCGGGGTGTCCTACGCGCACGGGATCGCCGACAAGGGGTACCGGCGCGGGGAGACCTCCCGGAACCGCCGCTTCGACTGGATCACTGTGCCGGGTCCTGCCCACGCCCGCGGACTGCGCGCCGACCGGGTCCCGTCCTCCAGGATCATCACCGTCGGGTACCCGAAGCTGGACCCGCTGTTCAACGCCGACCGGGTCCCCAGGGCGAAGGACGGGCCGCTGCGGGTGCTGTACGCCCCCACCCACGGCGGAGGGTCCGAGCGGCACGTCAACGGCAACCCGCGGGCCCCTGGCGCCGGCGCGACCTCCTGGTGGCACCGGGACGAGATCCTCGCCCTGCTGGATGTCGACGGCATCGAGGTCACGCTGGCGCCGCATCCACGACACCACCCGCAGCGCCGGGCGACGTTCAGCGAGTACCTGTCGGCGGACGTCGCCGTCGTCGACGGCGGGTCGACGATCTACGAGGCGCTGGCGCTGGGCATCCCCGTGGTGCTCACCACGTGGCTGACCGCCCACCGCAACCTCACCCGGATGGGCGGGCAGCTGATCGAGGCCCGGGTGTACCGGGACCGGATCGGCTACCACGTCGACCGGCCCGAGGACCTCGTCGAGGCCGTCGCCAAGGCCTACGTCGGCGGGGTCAAGCCCAAGGACCGGGCGCTCATCGACGACGTGCTGCCGCCGAAGCTGCGCGGCCGATCGGGGCAGCGGTTCGCCGAGTGGCTGCTGTCCCTGGAGGCGAGGTGACCGCCATGGTCCGGATCCGGCGATACCTGGTGATCGGACCACACGCGGTCCTCGGCCGCCGAACCGGCGAGGACGTGTACCTCGCCGATCCGGCTCAGGCCGAGCGGCTGCTCCGCGCCGGGCACCTGGAACCCCTCGCGGCGCGCCGCATCAGTGTGTCTGTTCCCGACGAGCACACGACCGAGTGCAGAACCGGCCCCGACCGCGCCTCACCGCAGCTGGAATAGCGAGGAACGTGCGCCCGCACTGTTCGCAGGACCGCTCAACGGCTCGCGTCCGACCATGGTTCAGCGCGATGGTCGGCTCGCCACCCTCGATAAGTTCCGAGTCGCGCGATCTCCTCCGGTGAGCATTGCAGGGGTTGCAGCTCGGTACGAGATTGTCAGGTTCGTCGTTCGTCGGATCCCAATCGAGGTGATCCGCTATCAGCGCGTCCGCGGCGTACTGGTCCCCTATCGCCCACCGGACCGGCCTACCGCACCAATGACACGGGTGATGACCTGGGCCGATCGTCTCCCAGAGCACCAGCCGAGCTACTGCGACCTGTCCGCTCGGAGGTGCTATCGGATGGCCTCGCACTGTCCGCATCCGGTATGGGACCCCGTCCTTTCGGGGGCAGCGTTTGCTCTGCCAGTAGCACTCACGAGAACAGAAGGGCCGACCTCTCTGGGTGGGCGTGAACGTCTCTCGACAGTTCCTGCACTGGATCGGCTCCACGCCACCAACAGTACATGAGGAGGGCTCTTAGCCATGGGTAAAGTGGTGCTTCGGAACTGCTTCATCGAGGTCGACGGGGTGAACTTCTCGAGCCACGTCTCCTCGGTCACCGTCAACCTGTCGAAGGACGAGATCGACACCACCAACTTCGGCGGTGACGGCCGTGAACGCGCGGCCGGCCTCAAGGACGACAGCTTCGAGCTGAACTTCCAGCAGGACTTCGACGCCGCGTCGGTCGACGCCACCCTGTACCCGCTGTGGAACGACGAGGACGAGTTCGAGGTCGTCGTCCGGCCCACGTCGGCGCCGGTGTCGGCCACGAACCCCGAGTACTCCGGCACCTGCATCCTGCTGGAGTACCAGCCGCTGGCGGGGTCCGTCGGTGAGCTGTCGGAAACGTCGGTGACGTTCCCCTCGCAGCGCAGCGGCATCGAGAGGGCCACCACGGAGTCCTGATGCCCTCCGGGGACGAACTGCAGGTCGTCGTCGCAGCCGGGCGGGAGATCACCGAGGTCGCCGCCCGGCTCCGCGAGGTCGACAAGCGGCTCCCCACCCGGTTCCGTGCCGCGATGCGCAAGGCCGCCGCAGCGGGAATCCGGCGAGCCAAGACCGAGGCCCGGGCCATACCCTCCGGGGGCAAGACCGGCGGCACCAGCGCCCACCCGCACAAGGCGAAGCAACTGCGCAGGGCGGTCGCCAGAGGCGTGCGGGCACGGGCCTCCACCGGTGGCCGCTACGGCGCCGGGATGCGGATCATCACGGCGATGCCGCTGCCCAAGCAGGCAATCCTCCCCCGCGGCCTGGACACCCCCACCGGGTGGGAACACCCGGTGTTCGGTAAGGCCGACCAGCGAGTCATCCAGCCCGGCGGGTCCTGGTTCCGCGCACCGGTCGCCGAGGAACAGCCCGCCATGGAGAAGGACCTGTTGGCCGCCATCGCCCAGGCACGGGACTGGATCGCCGCTGCTGGGACCACCGAGGGCACCTGAGACGCGGGGCCGGTCGGGAGCGTGGGTCCCCGGCTGGCCCCGCCCAACACCAGACCCACGACGACCCACGACAGGAGTGACCCACGATGACGCTGCTCACCCGCGACGAGATCCTCGCAGCTGACGACCTCACGACCGAGGACCACGAGGTCCCCGAGTGGGGCGGCACCGTGCGGATCCGGATGCTGACTGGCACCGAACGCGACGCGTTCGAGGCCTCCGTGACCCAGCAGCGCGGCAAGAACGTGCAGGCCAACCTGACCAACCTCCGGGCACGGCTGGTGTCCCTGTGCCTCATCGACGCCACCGGGCGGCGCATGTTCAACCGCGAGGACATCCCCGCGCTCGGCCGGAAGTCCGCCGCCGCCCTGGACCGTGTCTTCGACGCGTGCCGCCGTCTCAACCGCATCGGCGACGAGGACGTCGAGGAGCTCACCGAGGGTTTTCCGGAGGAGACGGCTGGAGAGCCTTCGTCCACCGCCTAGCGCTGTCCCTCGGGTGCACCGTCAACGAGCTGCTCGCCCGAGCCACCTCGGCCGAACTCACCGAGTGGCAGGCGTACGAGAGGGCGTCCGGTCCCCTCGGTCCGCAGTGGCGTGACGAGGCGCTGGCCGCGATCCACGAGGAACTGCAGCGGATCGCCTACGCCTTCGAGGTGACCAACGTGAAGCCCATCGACCGGTCGAAGGTCCCCGAACCGGTCCGCTACCCGCGTCCGCACGAAGCACACCAGCAGGTCGAGGGCCGCTGACGTCGGGGAGGTGATCGGTCATCGCCACGATCACCTCCCTCGGGTTCTCGATCTTCACCCGGTACAACCCGAAGGGCACCAAGCAGGCTGTCAAGGACGTCGAGGGCGTCGCCAACAAGTTCAAGACCGCCGGGGACAAGATCGGCGCGACGGGGCGGTCGCTCACGATGGGGGTGACCACCCCGATCGCCGGTATCGGCGTCATGTCCCTCAAGGTCGCTGGCGACTTCGAGGCCTCCATGAACCGGGTCAAGGCGATCTCGGGGGCCACCGGCGAGGAGTTCTCCGGGCTCCGGGACCTCGCGAAGGACCTGGGTGCCGCGACCCAGTACTCCGCGTCGCAGGCCGCCGACGCCATGGGATTCCTGGCCATGGCCGGCTTCAAGGTCAAGGACATCACCGAGGCCCTGCCCGGGGTGCTGTCCCTGGCCGCCGCGGGGCAACTGGAGCTCGCCGAGGCCGCGGACCTCGCGAGCAACATCCTGTCGGGCTACGGGTTCCAGGCCAAGGACCTCGCGCGCGTCAACGACGTCCTGGCAAAGACGTTCACCAGCGCGAACGTCGACCTGCGGATGCTCGGCAACAGCTTCAAGTACGCCGGCCCCGTCGCATCCTCGGCCGGGCTGCAGTTCGAGGAGATCTCCGCCGCCATCGGCCTCATGGGCAACGCCGGGATCCAGGGAGAGATGGCCGGCACCGCGCTGCGCGGGTCGATCTCCCGGCTGCTCAAGCCCACGAAGGCTGTGTCCTCGGCGCTGGACCGCCTCGGTGTCAAGGTCGTCGACTCCCACGGCCAGATGCTGCCGATGGTCAACATCATCCGGCAGCTCGAGAAGGCCGGCGCGAACACCGCCGACATGATGACCATCTTCGGGCTGGAGGCCGGCCCGGCGATGCAGGCCCTGCTGTCCCAGGGATCCGGTGCCCTCGCCGACCTCACCGCCGAGCTGGAGAACTCCGGCGGAACCGCAGCCAAGATCGCGAAAACCCAGATGGAGGGCCTCAACGGGTCGGTCGACGAGCTGTCGTCCGCGTTCGAGGGCCTCATGATCGCCATCGGGGACGCGGGGATCCTCGACTTCGCGACCGACCTGGTCAAGCGCGTCACCGCGCTCACCTCCGCCGCAGGGCAGGCCGACCCCGCGCTGCTGCGCACCGCGATCGCCGTCGGCGCGGTCGCCGCCGCCGTCGGCCCGGTCCTGGTCGCGCTCGGCCTCACCGTGAACGCTATTGGGCAGGTCATCGACGGGTTCCAGGCCACGGGCAAGGCCGTGAAGTGGGTGTCGACGCCGCTGACCAAGCAGGTCGCCGCGTGGCGGGCGCAGGCCGCTGCGGTG